CGGCCTTGCGCCCTTGAGCCGGTCTGCATCAAGTTATACAATTCCTGTGAAATCCTGCGGATGTCGTCCTCGCTGCGCACAATCATCTGCTGGACCACCACCAGCGGGTTATTCCCGAAACCGGCAATCCCGCCGCTGCCGTTCACATCCACACTGGAATTAACATCAAAGCTGGTCGGCACGGCGTCCTGCATATCCTTGGCAACCTTGTCCATAGCCTTGTCGAAGCCCACGCCGATACCCTGTGCCATATCATCGCCAATGCCTGCAAACACGGTAGAGGGGGATTTAATACCGAGGAGCCCCTTTACACCACTGACAATACCGCCCACAAAGTCGCTGATCTTATCCTTGATCCATGTGATCATGCTCTTGATGCCGTTCCATAAACCGGTGACGATGTTCTTGCCGATCTCAAACACCGAGCCGACCGCTTTCCCAAGCCCCGTAATGATTGCGGCAATGATCTGGGGCAGAGCCTTAATGAGTTCAGGAATAGCCTTTATTAAGCCGACTGCCAGCTGCACGATGAGGGTTATACCCAGATCGATGATTTTTGGCAGGTTGTTGGTTATAAAGTTAATGATGGACGATATGATCCTTGGCAGCGCCTCAATGAGTCTGGGTAGCGCATTTAACAGCCCCTGTGCCAGGCCCTCTATGATCCTAAACGCGGCATCGAGAATTTTATCCATGTTGTTTATAAGCACTTCAACGATGAGAATTATTGCTTCCACAATAGCCGGAATCAACTCTGGCAAAGCGTCCGCGATTCCCTCGGCCAAGGTGACGATGATTAACAAAGCACCTTCCACCAGGGCAGGCAGATTTGCGATAATGCCATCCAATAGGGCTAGCACAAGATATAATGCACCCTGGGTGAGCTGCGGCAGTGCATCAATCACACCTCCCAGCAGCGTTTGCACGATGCTGACCGCAGCGTCAATGATCGTGGGCAGATTATCCACGATCCCGACGACCAGCGCTTTAATAATGTCGGGCGCTACCTGGGCCAGGGCTGAGACGATGGAACTGACAATACCAAGCACCCTCGGGATTAGCTCGGTAATGTTTCTGACGATTTCCTCCGCACCTTCCTTGAGTTTTTGCCCTGCGTCCTCCTGTCCCGTAAGAAGTCCCGTAAATCCATCGGTAATCATAGTCAGCCCCGGCAGAAGCTGTGCACCGATAGCATTTTTTATTCCGCCAAAGGTGCGTTTGAGGGTATCTAAGGAATCGGTGAAAGCCACTGAAGCAGCGATTGCATCGTCCGACATGACCATACCAAGTTCGTTGGCTTTCTGTTTGAGGGCCTCGGTGCTTTCGACAGTCTGATTTAAAAGCGGCGCAAGGCCTACTGCTGATTTTCCCAGCAGGTCACTGGCAATCGCTGCCTTTTCGCTCTCATCCGACACGCTCTGTAGACCAGCAATGGTCATATTGAAGATTTCTTCACGGCTTTTGCCTCTTAGGTCATCTATGGAAATGCCAAGGCGTTCAAACTTGCGGGCAGCGGCTTCGTTGCCGTTAATAACGTCGTCCACTGTATTGTTTAAGCCGTTTAGTCCGGTCTTTAGGGATTCGATATCCGCGCCGTTTTGGGAAAGGACGTAATCCCACTCCTGAAAGCCTTTGGTAGACAAGCCGACACTCTGGCTTACTTTATCAATTCGATCGCCTGCTGCTGCGGCATCGGTTGCCATATTGTACAGTGCCTTGCCCGCAGCCGCCGTGGCGGCACCAATTGCTGCCATAGCCGCGCCTACCGCAATACCGATACCCTTGACGATGGCACCCAGCTTTTCAAATTTCCCACCGGCATCATCGGCTGTATCCGCCGTATCGTCCAATTCATCCCCAAATTCTCTGGTTTGTTTTTCAGCCTCGTCAAAGCCCTCGGCAGCATCATCCAGTGCCTTGTTGTTCTGCTCAAGTTCGCGTTCCATGCCGTTTAGTTCGGCTTTGGCATTGTTTAACTGGATCTGCCAGGCTTGTGTGCGCTTATCATTCTCACCGAAGGAGGCGGCGGCATTGACCAGAGCTTTTTCAAGGGTGGATATCTTGTTTTTCTGGGCGTCGATTTCTTTATTGAGCACCTGATTGCGGGCAGTGATTGCCTGCACCGATTTATCCTGCTTGTCAAACTGCGAGGATACCAGCTTCATTTCGCTGCCCAGCACCTTAAAGGACTGGTTGATGTTCCGCAGAGCGTTCTTAAACTCACGTTCGCCCTCAACGCCAATTTTTAGGCCAAAATTATCCGCCATTTATGCCGCCTCCTTTCCTGGAAGATACTTAAATTCCATAGGGGATTACATCATCGATGTTCAGTTCCCGTTTGGGCTTTGAAAGCCCTAAGAACTGCTTGTGGCACTCCCACAAGTCCATTAATAGGCCAAGGGGCATAAGCCATGTTTCATCCTCACTGCGTCCAAGCTGGACTGTGCCGTAATACAAAAGTCGAGTGAACAATTCATCATCACTCACTCGACCTGGGCGTTTTTTGCAGGTTCATCCTCGCTTCGCACATTCCGCTTGGTCCCCCTGACCATAGCCTCCATGATGGCGTTTTTATATGCCGCCAGTTCCAGAGGGGAAGTCAGAAGTTCCACCGCTTCCGCAGTCAATAGTTCCTTTTTATCGTCCTTGTTCTTCAGGTTGTGAATCAAAAGGCTCTGGTTCGCCAGCAGCGTAATCGGCCACACCACCTCGTCCAGGGCCATTTCGAAGTTTTCTGATTTCATCAGCTTGGCACCCAGGTTTTCCAGTCCGCCGTAGCGCCCGGCGATTTCCTTAGTTGCTTTGGTGGTGAGAATCAGCTGATACTCCTCGCCGCCAATGTTGATGATGGCACTTCTATCCTCGTTCGTCATCATTCACCGCCTCCTCCCGTTGCAAAGACCGGCTCATACACCTCTTCGTACCATCCGGTGATAATCTCAGGTTCAACACCTAAGTCATCCTCGCTGACCTCCGCCTTCCACGGATGATTTCCCTGCCCATCCAGCTTATTGCGGCGCATGACTGTCCCCTCAATGGTGGGTGTGGAAAAGGTGATGCTCTCGCCCTTGGTCTGCAGGTTTGTTGCCGGTATACCGAACTTGACCCGGTATAACCAGAAATATCGGTACTTGCCGTTGGCCTTTTTGGCCCGAAATCCGATGGCCACAGGTTTGCCGCCGTCCTCGCTGGAGGAGATCAGCACCTTGTTGTCGTCGATCCTGGCACCTGTCAAATCTTCGGCGGCTTTGACTCCGATGTCGTCAACACCCAATGAAAGTGTGCCGGACTGAAACTCCTTAACCACCTCCGCTGCACCGTCGTCGGCATAGAGGGTCGCTTCGGCCAGTTCCACCGAAAGCTCTGCTGTCATCGCCTTGGCCAGCGGTATTGGATCGGCATAAGTCTCATTGCCGTTTGTATCCTCGGTGATTTTGGCATAGTAAAGCCTGTCAAGGCCTATCGTCGCCATAACTCATTCCTCCTTAATTTCGTACTCTTTCGCCACATCAATGGCGTAATGGTGATAACCGGTATCATCCTCATGTCCGATATACCGGCGGTCGGTAATGGTAAAGCCCGCAGCCAGCAGCGCCTTTACCACCTGGTTTTTACGGGTCAAATAATTGCCCTTGACAAACAAAGACAACCTAACCTCCTGGGTTTCCGCCTGGGGTCGGTTGTCGGCAAAGACCTCAAAGATATCCGCCATCGGGGTGATAACGAGATACTCATCAGGGGGCACACCGCTAAACACTCCTGTCTCAATGGGGATGCCTACAGCCGATAAGGCCTGGTTTAGTTCCTGTAAAATGCTCATAGTAGATTCATCTCCTCATCCAGCTTGGCCTTCATCGTCTCCACACACCGCTTCCTGCTTGAGGATTTTGCCGGTTTCAAAAACGGCTTTGCTGGCTGGCCGCTTTTGCCATATTCGATGATATTGGCAAGCTTGGCGTTGCTCTCACCATCCCGCCGGGGTTCAGAAAAGCCGATCTTGATGTTGTAATTGCCCTTTCTGTCTTGCTTGGCTGGGGTAAGCCCTAAAGCATCCGATAGTTCACCGGTGGAACGGGACGGATATTTAGTGCCCCTGCCGATAACCGATTGCAGATTAGACTTCACTTTGTCCAACACAACCTGATCGCCTGCTTCCAGTACCCTTGGAATGATCTCATCGGTTTTCTCTCCAAGCCGGGATATTTTTAAGAGAAATTCCTCCGGCATTTTTACGTCAGCCTTTGCCACTGGCCTGCACCCCCTTCTCTACCAGCACCTCAATATACATGCCGCGTCCTTTCACGTCCTCCACGCTGATGATGTTGTACCTGCCGTCTGGGCAAACCAACACAAGGGAGGTTGTGATTTCAAGGCCGGGTAT